CCCGCGTAATCTTTATAGGGGCAGTGGAAGTCGCAGCAACAGGAGGTTTCCCGAATTTCTTTTCGTATTCTGCCCGTGTTATTGGTATTGCCATTATGGTTAATCGATTATTTCGTACTCCTGCCCGTCGTCTCCTACTGTAATAGTGCTTTGTGGTGCTTGCGATGTCATCTCATACTCCGCGATCTTGTCCGCAAACTTTTTTTGAATAGATGCGATACGCTCCTTTGCGAATGCTTCGGATATTGTACCAGACGTATCCACGCCTCCCGACATTGCCTCGATGAATGCAAGATCCTTATCGGACATGGCTCCCTTAAGGAGACCGAGGTTGTCCTTGGCAAGGATTGCAGAGATCTGACCGGCTCGTTGTTGCATGTCTCCGTACCCTGTAGTTCTTCTTGCCCCAGGGATTATTGAAGAATACCCGAACTTCTTGTAGTCGTTATTTGCAATCATACTATCAACGACGGCCTTTGCTTCCGTTGCCAGGCTTTTTGTCTTGTCTGTTGCCCCTCCTTGTCCGGTAAGAGCTGAGTACACCTCATTTCGTAGGTTCTGAGCCTCTCTGCTTGATCCCGTTACGTAGTCGTTTACCGTACCTCCGTTCTTGTTCATAAGCTCAAGTATGTTTTTGGCGGCTGGAGAGACGTTGCCTGCCAAACCTCCTCCTATTCCAGATCCTCCTCCAGATGTCGGTGCATAGGTCTTTCCCTTTGCAGCCACAAGGTTTCCCTTTGAGTCGTATCGGGCTTGTCCCTCAGAAAGGCTGAATGCGCCTTCTCGCTCGGCCTTTGCCTGCGCTTCCGCCTCTGCCTTTTCCTGGGTGCTCTTTTGCTCAAGGTACGAGTTGATGATGTCCTGCTGCGAGATTCCCATGCCCTTGAGTGCTGCCTGGTCCTGCTGGGACAGAGCTGAATAGTCGATTCCCTGGGTTAGCAGGTTCTTGGCAACGTCAACTACGATGACCTGTTTTCGCTCTCCTTGCGACTTCTTGGCATCCTGGTATTCCTTGAGGCCTCCCTTCTTTGCTGCCCTCTGGTAGTCTATCTCGTCCTGCGCGGCCTTTTTGGCCCGTGACATGATATTAGCGATTGCCGATGCCTGGCTTGAGAGAACCTGCCCCTGTGCGTTAAGGTTTACCTTTCGCACGTCCTCGGTCATACCAGTTCCAAAAGAGGAACCCTGAAGCCCTCTTCTGGCCTGTATTGCCGTAGACTCGCCCAGTCTTCCTACTCCCACCTGCTGCTGCTCGGCAAGAAGTCGTGAGTATGCGGTCTTTGCTGCGTCAATTTCCCCTTGATACTGCGACATGACGCCCTTTCGGTATCTTGATTCTTCGGACTTTGAAAGAGTTGATTGTTTGTTGTAGTCCTGAGCATTCTTATAACTTGTTCCTGTATCATATGAACTAAGATAGGACTGGGGAGTTGAGAGAGGGGTGTCCGCCGTTACCTTTGGCTTTGCTGTAGTTGGAGTGTCGATAGCCCGGATCTGTGCCTGTACGCTTGCGTCGTCCCCTGGGTTGATGTCTATTCCTTTGTATTGTCCGAGTGTTGCCATATTAGTTGTAGTATTCGGTTACGATGCAAAAACCTGGAGCGGAAGGGCCTCCGGTTACGTCCGTACTGTCTGTTGTACAAGCACCACCACCTCCTGAACCGTATCCAGTGCCAGCGGAAGCGTTTCCAGTACCTTTCACAGCCTGACCTCCTTTACCAAAGATACTGTCAGCACCATTACCTCCTGAGTATGCATCCTGGTTTGATGCACCTGCATATGAGCCGTAATTACCAGGGCCTCCAGGAATATTGATATCTCCGCCTGTCGCAGATCCACCCGTACCGATTTCCTCGTTTGAACCCGCTGTACCATACCCACAAGTCAGTATAGCTCCAAAAGATGAGTTTGTAGTGCTGTTTGACGTTCCGATTGTAACAGTTTGAGAAGCTCCTATCGTAGCGGCGGAAAGAAGCTTTTTTGAGTATCCCCCCGATCCTCCCCCACCACAGGCAAGGTCTGTGTTTATTGTTCCTCCTCCTGCGCCTCCAGATCCTTGTAGCTCAACAATCGCATATTTGAGGCCTGATGGAGCGGTATACGTTCCTGAAGCGGTGAATGTCTGGACAGTTGGTGCAGTAGTGAACGTCTTGTCTATAAGTCCTGAGGCGGTTGTTTTAACAAGCTTTCCAGCATCTCCTGCTCCTGCACTTGTTGATATGGCAAGAGTTGCACTTGAGTCAGGATTGAAGAATATCCCAGTTGTTGCAAATGCTTGTCCGAGAATAACTGAGTTTGTTCCTGCACTACTTGATACCGCTCCTGCTGTATTCGAGAGATAATATGTTGCTGTTGCGGTAAGGCCCGTGAACGAGTCGCACTTTCCGTAGATTTGCACTCCTCCCGAGATAGTGTTTCCTGCTGTTCCCGCTCCAAGAGCGACTCCCAGAAGTACATTTTGGAAAGTTGCTGTAAGGTCTGCGTCCGCAAGCCACCATCTTGAGTCCGATGACTTGAAGTAGACGATGTTTCCCGCTGCAACTGTCTCTCCTGCCGTCTGCGATCCGAGAATGATTCGGTCCGTGTTCACGGTACCTCCTGAAACTACTGAGTCTACATATCCCTTGGTAGCAATCTGTGTAGCACTTGAGAGTGTTGGTGCAGTCGTGTACTCAAGAGGGGCTGCCGGGTTGATGGTTCCCTGACCTGAGAAGATACGCGAGATGGCTGCGAGGATTGAGTGGTCCGAGATGATCACGTTGGCTCCGATTCGGTGTGCTCGTTGTGCGTTTGCAGTAAGTACCCCTTGTCTTCCGACAGATGAAATAGACGATACCGTTTTTGTCGCCCCCGTAAGCTGTCCGATAAGGTATTCCTTGGCTCCTGTCGAGTCTCGGTCGATCGTGAAGCAGTATATTCCGTCCGAAAGGATGACCGCATCGGTATCCGTTACCGACTGGAGGGTGAAGGAGGTCGCTCCAATTGCAATCGCTCCGCTAAGCTGCGTTTCAAAGTCACTTGCTATCCGACTTAGGTCCTCAGTTGACATTTTGGTTATTTATTGTATTTAATTTATAATTAAAGTCAGTTCCTGTTTTATTGTATTTTCGACTGTTACAGGACTTACATAGTGGCTGAATATTCTCTATCAAATCATTGCCTCCTTTAGAGATTGGTATTATGTGGTCTTTACTTAATTTTACCATAGGCTCAACACCCTTACAACACAAGCACATATTCCCATATTGTTTTTTTAAATCTACCCATTCTTGGTGTGTATGATTGCCCCCGTTATTAAGTTTTCTAACCCTACGAACATTCTGATGATACCCATTTGGTATACCCCCTTTCCATCTATGATTCCTCTCCAATTTATGAGAACAAGATCGACAATATATCCTATTATTATCACTTAATTTCAAGTTACAATCTACGCAGTGATTATCTGGCAATTTCTTAATTTTTTGGTGCTCTGATAGTACTTTTAAGTAACAAGACTGGCACTGTTTGTATGGTACTTTCTCATCAATTGAATACCCCATGTAATCATGGCAAGTCATGCACTTCCTTTTTTCTTTATAAGTATGGGAAGAGACGTCATATTTCATCCCTTTAAGCGGATTATTCTCTTTAAAGGAAAGCTTGTGACAAGCGTCAGAACAAAACCTTCTATCTGAATATCTTTTCGGATTTTCTAGTCTTCCAGATTTACTGATTTCCCTGTTGTATTTTTTCTCACAAAACTCACATTCTTTGTCAGGTAAATCTGCTTTTCTCATAATGCTATTATAGCACGGTCTAATAGTTGGGTACTGGCAAGTCAGTATCGGTCCCTGTATTAATTGAAACGTTCTGCTTCTGCCTAAATCTCTTTGGCATCTTGTCCTCGTACAGCCAGATGTCCCTGTGCTCAAGCGACTCGATCGAGGCGTGCCCGAACCCGTTCGCGACGAACTTCAGGTATATCTTCCTGAACTTCGGGGTCTTTATCTTCAGTTCCGCATAGTACGGATAAGCCACCTGCGAGTCCGAGCCTCCTATCACGTCAAAACCGACAAGGTTGAGTCCGATCGTGTTAGGGTTTTCCATATCTACATACGTAGCGTCTCCTGATACGGTTCCAAGGAGGGTGTAGGCCTCGTTATCAAACGAACCATACACCGAATAGTTCTGCCCCGTTGAGATAAGTCCCTTAAGCCTCAGTCTCTTCGTCTTCTTGAGCTCCTCAAGGTCGTAGAACTCACCTTTTGTTATTGCAAAGTTCTCGACGACGTATCCGAGGTCATCGAATCCATTCATTGTGGTGTACACCGAGGTCGAGAGCGAGTCACCCGTGTATAGATTTCCGTTGTACTGCATGAAGCTTCGTGCCTCGTAAGCGAGAATGTCCACTGTATCGTTGACGTAGTTGCACAATAGGATTGTATCGTTCGCGGAGGCTCCTTCTGACTTACAGGCCACAAGAACGTAGTCTCCGTACACTGTAAGGGCGGTATCGGCGTATGAGTAGTTAGAGAAATCAAACTGAGGGAAAATTGGGAGCGTGTCGAAGTTGTCTCCTGTCGGGTTACGAGTAATGAATCTCATAACTGGCATTTCCCCGTTGGCGATGTCCATGAAGATGATTCCCTTCGATGTCGCTACGGCTCCCTTTCGCGACGGTACTCCGATGTTTGAACGAAACACTTCGTTTACTGCCGTCAGGTCTGTCTCTCCAATCTCAAGGGTATACACGCTTCTCTCCTTAAGCGAGAAGTACTTCCCTTCAAGCGGGATGACCGTCTGAATGCCGTCTCCTCCGATGTCCTGGGGAAAGATAAAGCCTTCCGACGCCACTCGTGTTGCCGTAAAGGTGAAGTCGGTCACTCCCTTGACGTTCGAGTTTTCCCACTGGTATGAGGCTGTTCCTGCTCCTGTCTGTCCTGTGATGGTGAACACCCCTGAAGTATAGTTAATCGTTCCTGTACCACTGATTGAACCCGTAAGAGTACCGTCATAGTTGTCGGTGAAGACCTCGCCTGACGAAGTGTCGGTAATAGTCACCGCAAAGCAAGTCCGTGTCGCGCCTCCAGCCTTGAAGGCTAGGGTTCCAGACTCGACGGCTACAAGAGCCTCTCCTGAAACAGTTGTATAGGTAGTTGCGTTTTGTGCGTCTATCCATGAGCCGTACAAACCCGTCTTGTCCTTGACCCTTCCCCAGAGGATAGCACGTCCTTTGTCGATAAATGCGACTCCCTTGAAGTTCTTTGCCGCGTCATACATAGTGCTGAATGATGTTGGGTTGGCTGTAACAACCTTCCAAATCCCGTCTGTTGAGTAAATATAGGTGAAGTTCCCTGCAATTGAGGAGTAGTTGGTGAACGATGTTGCGGCATCCTCTGTAAGGCCCGTGATAAGGTTTGTCCAAGTGGAACCCACAAGGACCTTTATGGTTGTACCTGATTTCTTAAAATATACAGGTGTTCCGTTTACTTTATATCCTATATGAATATCAGAACATGAACCAGTAGTTCCCGTATCTCCAAATGTCACACGACCTCGTGCAAGTTCGATTACCCCATCCTTTGTCACCCAACCTTGTGCATTTGAAAGCGCGTCCTCTGGGATAATCTCATCAGAGAAGAGGTTGTGTATGCCCTTTGAAAAAGCTCTGATTTTCTTATTCATACAAGATTTGGTTTATAAAAATTCTTCATCGATAATGCTTTACGAACCGACCAGCCTCCATAATCTATTCTTTGTGTAATGGTAGTCTGTCTAATTCCTGTTTTATCAGACCATTCTTTTAGTGTCATTGAAACACCATCTAGAGATAATATCCTATTTGAACTTCTGTTTAATGTTTGTTCTTTCATTGTTGACCATTTACAGTTCTCTTTACAATAATTACCATCATTGTCTATTCTATCTAATGTCATATTATCATCGTACCCCAAATGCATATCTTCAAAGAATCCCTCAAAAGATAACCATTTTTTATCTACTGTTATACCTCTTCCTCCATATCTATGAAAATGTTCATATTTCTCAAAAAAACATCTTTTGAGCATGTTTCTATATATTCTATAAATTCTTGTTTTAGATTTTGGCATATTATTGTTGAATAAGCATTGAATTGAAATAGCATAAATCATCAAAATATCTTTTGTAGGCTTGCTGATTTTCTGGCAAGTAAGATTTGGCACGGTCAGATTGCTGTATAACATTGTCCTCGACACACATGCCATGATAGAGCATATCGTGGAACCTTGAGGGGATTACAGGGGTATCAGACAGCGTAAGGGCAGTAGGTAGGGACGCATAGTCGAACTCTACGGCTTCTGCCGCTGTAGGCTGGAGAGTAAAGTAGAGAAGTCCATTCGCAATGTCGATATAGCAATACCCATCCTGGTCTCGATACTGCCTTCGGTCACTCCATGAAACCACTTCATATGGTCGATAAGTCGTTCCTACGAATACGACGGGTCGTGATGCCGAGTATGAAGCATCGGTATAGTTGTAGTTCTGAGTAAGGAACGAGAAGTCAGAAGGTAGTGTTACATATGAAACGCTTGATGATGTCGTACCGGAGAATGCCTTTTTCAGGAACTCCCACGGACGCTCCATGCACACCCTGAAGTAAATCTTGTTCAGCAGGTCCAGTTCCTCGGTAGAGGAAAGGTCTGTAGTGTCATCCATAAACAGTTCAAACTTTGTGATTATATCTGATGCGATCATTGTATTTTTGGTTTTTTATCCTCACTGCTTCTAATGTTGCTCGCTCCCGGCAGGTCGATGACCTCCCACATCTGGTCAACCGACTTTATGGGCCGAACAAGGAGGGTGCCACTTTTGGTAAGGGCAACGATGTGCGTTTGGTTTATTGTGATCTGTGTGATTTCCATAAATTTGCTAATCCCAACCCTCTGGTTAGAGAGGGCAGAGTTAGAAAACTAAACTCCCTTTGAGATAAGAACGTCGAGAAATTTTTTCGCTCCATCTGGAAACGTCTTGATTCCAGCAAGGTATGAAGTAAAGATGTTTGTTCCACGTCGGTCTGCTGTAGGTCGCATATCCACTTCCTTCAGATCCTGTACGACAAGGTCGATAGCACCCTTCTTTCCGTAGTAGGCATGAACGAAGTTCTTGCTCCATGAGTCAGCAGTCGTGTTGAACGTTGCAGATACAACGAGTGCTCCTGATCCAGTTCCTACGATTGTAAGAGTGTCAGCAGTGTTGTCGTTTGTAGCTACGAGTCCAAGGTCGTCTGTGACGATAGCCTGGTCAGCTGCTGATAGGGCAACTCCAACTAGAGTAGTTGTTCCTGGTGTGTTGATCAGTGCAGCAAGGTTTGCTCGTGCAAGGTCAGCAGTTCCAGATACAAGTACGTTTCCTGGTGTTGCTCCGATAGTTGTAACGAATGTGAATGTAACTCCTCCGATAACAACTGTGTTAGTTGCTGTAGGGATTGCTGCCATTCCGAGTACCGCTTCTCCAGTCAAGTTGTTTGAAACGTACATCTTAGCGTTGTTTACAACGTCTGTGTATCCGTTCTTGAACACTGAACCAGCAAGGTCGATGCTCTTTCCAAGAAGATACTGCGCGATGTCTGCTGCTGAGTATGGGTCAACAACGAAGATCATGTTAGACATGGTATCCTGGTTGTTCTTGTACTGTAGCTTTGCTGACATTCGAGTAGTAAGCTGTGGAACTGTTGTTGAAGACAGTGTGATAGGAGTTCCAGTTGAAGCTCCAGTCGTAAGGTCTCCGTTGTCAAAGTCGTAAGTTGCATTTCGAACCTCTGCAAATACCTTACCGTCAAGGTTGATAGCTACCTTTCGGGCTACCTTTCCTCCGATAACCTCTGCTGGGTTAAGTGGTCCAGTCTGTGTCATCTCTCCATCTGAAACGAAGAATACTGCCTCCTTTTCGATGTTTACAGTCAACAGGTCAGATGAGTCTGTGATTGTATCGATTGTTGAAGCTGAACCTCGTGATACTGTTCGTACTCGAACAGCTGAGATGTCGTAAGAGAATCGCTCTACTGACTCTCCGTACTTAAGTACTGATTCAAATCGGGTGTTTGCCACCTCCTTTGAAACTAATGTTTTTAGAAACACTTCCTGATATGAGTTATCAAAGTGTTTCTGGAATGAGTCTAATGCCATAAATAATGATTGGGTTTATAAATCTGTTAACCCTGTTCTTGGATTTTACAAATCTAGTCGTGCTTCCAGGTTCTGGTTGTACTTTGCTTTCATAGCAGGGTCTGCCATGATTTCGCTGAAGTACTGTGAGTCAGTCCGTGCAAGCTTGAAGTCGATTTCCTGAGGATCCTTCCCACCTCGTGGAGTTGTGGTCTCTATGGTCTTCTTTCCACTGAGAGACCGGCCGTATATCTTTTCGACTAGTTGAGGCAAACTAAGTGATGCGTTTTCCTTTTGGAAGGCAAGAGTCCGCAAGCTGTCCTTATCTATAAGGTTGGCGTATTCAGGCATTCTTTCGAGTGTCTGGTTGTAGATTGACTCGAATGTCTGATTAGCCTGCTTTGCTTTCTCCGCCTGCTCAAGAGGTTTTAACTTTTCCGAGACCTTTGCTTCGAAGTCGTTATTCATTTGTGAACGAATTGAGGCTTCAAACTTTTTCAAGAATCCCTTGTCAACACCGTATTCGTCTGCAATCTCGTCTATATCGACATTTGAAACGTCATCGCCGTTCTCAATCTGAGACTTCAGTTTGTCCATCTCCTTCTTGAGTTCTTTGTTCTGCTTCTTAATGTCTAGGAACTTGTCTAGCCCTATAGTTTCTACCTTGTGTTCTGGTTCCGGCTCACGTTGCAACATGTCGCCTAAAACTGGTTCAGTAACCTCTGGCGTAACTTCTTCGGGCTGAGCCTCTATAACCTCTGGCTCGTTAGTATTTTGGATATTATCCATGTTTTTTCACCTTTTTAGGTTGTGGCACAACCAAGTTTTTTGACCGCTACTTAAGCGTTACAGATTTTGAGTCTCCCGACCCCTGTTATTACTTATATTATAAAGCACTATGCTGTTCTGTGCAATCATAGTGCGGGTGCTGCCCTCGTCGGCTGAACAGGAAAGCCAACAAGAGCAGCACTCGAACTACGATTCGAGTTCAAGAAGTTCCTTCAAATCGTTTTCGGCGATTATCTCGTTCTTCTTTGAGTTTTTTAAGGTTCGTAGTATCTCCAGCTTCGAGTACAACTTTGCGCACTCGGAAACAAGCTCGATGTGTGAAAGGGTAGAAAAGTTATAGGCAATCTTATCCATGCTCATCAGCACGTCCTTATGATATGTCTTAATAAGGATATCACCCCCCTCAGAATTCATGGCCGTGTTGATGGCTTTTAGATTACCCAATGATTTTTCTATTTCCTTTTTATCCATTGAGTCCTGTTTGTTTCTTAATTTCTTCTATCTCCTCCTCATACTCAACAAGAGCCTCGTCAATCTCCTTCAATTTGGCCTCAATCTCGGCAATCTCCTTCAGGTTTCCCTTTCGGAGAGTGATAGCGATTGCTCGCTTCTCCTCCTCCTCGGTCACGTCCTCGATTCCTGGGTAGTTGACCTCACAGTTGGTTACTTGGGCTTTGTCCACCAGAAGCTGTGCCTCCAGTTCCTCCTTGATCTTTCGTACCTGCGAAGCCTGCTTCTCCATGTCCCTAAGGGTAATCTTTACCTTTACCCCTGACTTCTCGATGATAGTGTCATCGGCCTCTTCCATCTTCTGTATAATCTTATATTTGTGGCTCATTTAATCCTGTGTTATTTGATAATTCCGGTCCTGCCATAGGTCCTGCTCCCATGGGAGGTGATCCCATTGGAGACATTGCCTGCTTTACTTGCTCGTCGGCGAGTGATGATATAAGGTTTTGGTCAATCACTGGTTGTAGTTGGGCGATATAATCGTTGAGGGCATTGAACTGTACGTCGTCAATGCTTTCCCCATTGTCTAGAACGTAGTCCAGGAACCTTTGCTTGTAGGCGATGCTTGCCTTTCGGTTCACCTCTATCTTCTTTCCCTCCATAATCATCTCGATATCACGCTCAGCCTCCGACATTAGGTCAGCGTCGCCAAAGTTCTGTGTATCCATAAGTTGCCTAATCTCTTCCTCTGAGAAGCCGTTGATGGAAGCCTCCGTCTCGTATGCCTTCTTAGGGTTCTGGATAGGGTTCATGGCGTTTGCCTGTAAGAAGCCTAGTTTAAGCTTCTTTTCACCAATAGATAGTGCAAGTTCGGCGTTGCTTGCCTCAACCATGACTCCAAACGTATCACCTTTCCAGAAGATGTCCCTTTTTGAAACCTCCTCGATCTCAACGCCGTTAGGTCCCATGATGTCTACCGCCATCTTCTTTGAAAGGTGTTCCCGTACCCCAGCCTCGTATAGTCGGGCGAATCGTTGATATCCGAAGGCATAGGCCTTGTTTATAAATCCGAAGCGGTCAGCGGTATTCTCTTGGTTACCCTCGTAGATACCCACCTTGTCCTCCTCCGCGATTCCCTTTGAGGCGGCAGTCACTCCCGAAGACTTCTCCTGGATGGTCTCAAGGATGTTGAACACCTCGATTGGAGTGTTGATGCTTGGAACCTGTACCTCCCTAATAGCCTTTGAGACATCGCCCTTTGACTTAATGTACCCATCCTTTCGGTACTTAAGGGACGCAAGGTCCTCGATCATGGTCACGTCCACCACTCTCTGCGGCCGGTTGATCTGCTCAGCATTGTCGAGCATCTGGTTGATGGATACCGCCTGAGCCATGAATATTTCACGAACGTAGTCAGCAGGGGACGGAACCCAGAACTCTGTAAGGTCAGGGAAACATGCGTATGTCCAGAACGGGTATAGGTCAGACTCGAAGATGTCAGAAAGTTTCTCTACTCGGATGGCGTTAGCCCCCGTCTCGTTAAGAAGTAGGTAATACCTAACCCCGTCATACGTTGTATACCACTCCCAGAACTTGTACTTGTCCTTGTTACCAATCTCCTTTTGTGAAGAGGTAACGTTGGTGTCGTAGGTTCGTGAGGCCTTGTTCGTCTCCTCCTGTGAGGATTCAGTTGAGTTCCCTGATCCATTGATAAGGTCGTTTGTCGGGTACTTGAGGTAGATGCCGTTCTTCACTCCCTCCTTCAGTTGGGATGTCGTCTTGATGACCCCGTACCGCCCCATGTACATGGCGTTCTCGATATTGATACCTCCTGCTGATGGGTCGATTAAAAAATCGTAGACATCAACATTCTCAAGATGAGGCTGATACCCCTCAGCACTGTCTGCAAAATAAGAAAAGATTGTTCGTCCATATATTACTGCTTGTTTTTTACCTACAATGTCTTTTAAATCCCAGAAGTCCCTGTTGGCATCGAACTGCCTGAGCGAGTTGAGCCTCTTTACCCGCGTAATCTGCGAGACCTTCCGGTGCGTGAACTTGAACGTGAGGGCGTTGTCGATCTTTGAAAGAAACGTATGCACGAACTCCTGCATACGGTTAAGATCCACGTTTGCCCGGGCCTCGTCGGTCTTTACCTTCTTTCCGTAGTAAAGATCCTCGTTCTTCTTCCAGTTGGAGGTTTTTCCCTGCTTGTACTGCCTGGAGAATGATATTTCCTGTAATGCTTGGGCAACGATTGCGTCTCTTGTTTCTTTTTTAATCATTATGAGTAAGAATTTCCTGTTCTTGCTCTGCTAATATCCAAATTATACCACATACTATGCGTTGAGAGTAAAGTTTTGCCACACGAACGGGTAATCGAACGTAAGTTTGTGCGTCTTGAGCAGTTCGTCGCGTATTTTTTCGTATCTTTCCTCGGAATCGGGGGCAATCTTATGGAACTGCACCTGTATGTTCCTCAATTTTGACTGCAAGCCGAGTTCCAGCACCCTTTCAAGCACTTCAAACTCCATTCCCTCGATATTTATCTTGATTAGGTCGACATTCCTGTCCCCGATAACGTCTTTTATGTCCTTTATGCGTACCTCCTCCGTGTTTCCGTTGGCAAATACCCCCGTTCGGTCAGTCTCGACGTGAAATGTCTCAGTCCTCTCGCTGCCTCCCACCCCATAATGAAATACCCTCACTATCGGATAGGGTTGCAGATTCTTCACGCAGTCGAGAAAGAACGCGTCTATCGGTTCGTATACGTCAACGTCGCACGCATACGCCTGGTGCAATATGCTTGCGAACCTCCCCTCATACCCTCCGAGGTCTATGACGTAGCTTTCGCAGTCCAAGTCGTACTCGTACCGCATCTGTTCCCTGAATGGCTCCATGCTAGAGGTCCCAGAAGATACCCTTGTAATGAGCGGCGATCACCGACGTGTCGCAGATAGGCTCAAAGCCCTTCGCCCGCGCCATAAGCGTGAAATGGATGTCCTCGCTGATGTTAGCATCCTTCCCGTTGTCGTCCTTATAGATGAATTTATAGCACGGCCTTTCCAGCTTCTCGTATACCTCCCGCTTGACCATGAGGCACGAACCTCCCGCTCCGAGAATCTTATGCACGCCGGTGTTGGGTGTCAGGTGTTTCTCGTCCATGCCCACGCAGTTCCATTTCTTCTTGAATCCGTTGGAGTCCGAATCCTTCCTTGTCTCGTCATAGACGATGATGGCCGTCAGTCCTGAGACGATATCAGCGTCATGGGACAGAAGAGTGGTGAGTGCCTCGTACTTCGGAACCGTGTCCGAGTCGATCCAGAACAAGTGGGTACAGTCCGACTCAAGGAATACGTCCACTATCTCCTCTCTTGCCCTGTCGACAGGCGATACGCACGTTGTTGGATAGAATGACACGTTATACTTTCCGGTATTGAAAGCCTCCGCAATCCACCTTGTAATCATGACGACGAGTAGCGTATTGATTTCTCCCATAGTCGGGACTGCGATCATCACCTTTGGTTTAGTTGAAGCCATTTTGTAATCTATTAGCGAATAATTCTTGGTCCTTCTGGAACAGTATTTGCGAATCCGAATACGTCCTGTCCTGCTCGGCCTTGCCGTTGATCCAGTGGTTGTGTTCCACTACGGCTTCCGGGACATAGGTGTACAGTCCGGCAGCATTCATTCTCATAGTGAACTCCTGGTCCGCGAAGTTATGATGGTAGCCTTCATGAGTAAGAGTTTTCATTATCTTTGAGTGACAGAACGGCAAGGTCGCCACATTTCCCTCCTGTATGCCATCCTTTGGCTGAAGAAGCCCGTTGTATTTGGGGTACAGCTCGATAAACTTGTCGCATAGAATCTTTACTGCATCATTCTTTAGAATGACATCATCGTTAAGACACCACACAAGGCCATCAACCCCATCCAAAAGAGTGTGGATAGCCTTAACGTATCCTTCGTAGTTATTTTCATATATCGTTAGCTTATATGGTAATGTCGTATGCTCCCTGATTGATTCAATCGTCTGCTGTAGTCGCTCCCGTCTTTCAGGAGTAGTCGGAATGAGTATGGTTACTTTTGACATATGTTTAAAGCACTAATTTTTTTAATAAAGGCATCAACCACATCATTAAAGTTATCTTCTTTATTTATGGCAAACAGACATTCTACATCATCTATTTTGGTAGTTAAAATAAAACACTCTAAATCCTTATCTTTTCTTCTGTCTAAAATTTCTATTTTCATATTTTGTGCCACTTATCCAGTAATGAGATGGGCGTACCCCATAGTTCTTGTCTCGGGCAAACAACTACTTTATTAGAAGGTCCCAAATATGCTCCCCAAAAACTAAAAGTTGAGTTTGCCATGATCAGTCCGTTGCATGAGGCCATAAGGTTGAGATCCTGCACGTCCGTCTTCCCTTCCGAGAACTCGCACCCCTTGAAGATGTCCTGCTTCTTGCACCACTCGATGTCATCCGAGAACACGATGAAGTCCTTTTCCTTGAACATTGCCATAGCCTTCCTATAGTAGTCGGTCTCCATCAGGTTTGGGTATTGATGTGAGAACTGGATATAGTCTCCTCGTCTCACATGTATGCCTATCTTAGGTGTTGATCCTATGCCAATATTAAACATCTCCCGGACCTTGTCCTGATGATTTTCAAACCATTTTATATCTTGAAAATATATGTCCGACTCCGCCGTGTCTGCGAGTGCTATCAACGTAGCGTATTGAAACATTGAATTTCCGAGCCTACCAAATAATTTGTGTGGACTTACCATAACTTCCTGTTGTTATTGTTAATGAATAAATTATATACCTATATCAGGACATCACAAGCCGATGTCACTGTAAAGCGCCGGTGTGTCCCTAAAGACATCAACAATGGGTGTTGAGGGTCTAAATGAACTCATGGCGTACCTTACGGCATCAAGACTGTGGTCAAACCCACCTTCAGGGACATTGAGTATCTTGCCGTCCCTGTCGGTTGACCAGAGGTAGTTACGGTACTCCCTGATGATGTTGGCGGAGCGCTTAGTCATAGATATCTTCTGGTCCTGAACGTATTGTATGCCCTGGTTGATGGACCCAGGACCTTTGACTGCTGGCTGTATGTTTACACCATAACTCTTGATCTCATCAATAGATTTAGGTTCGGCACTGTCGGCGATGGTGAGCACTTGCCTGTCCTGCGCAAGCAGTGTGTCGGCGATGTACTTGTTACTCATCCCCTTCTGGTAACAGACCTCATCAAGAACATATCCCCCATTATAGTAATAGATGTCCACTATGGCCGTCGGGTCGTTGGTGTACCCGAAGTCCAAGCCACGACGCTCCAGGCGCGCCTCATGGGGTACTTCGTCCACTATCTGCCAGTCCTTGTATATCTTTCCTTCGACCTCGCCAAGAAGTCCCTCGCCGTATACCTGCCACCATCCTTTGCGGTTCTTTCGTTGCTCGATGGACTCGATGATTTCCTGCGAGAGACCCTCATTATCCTTGTAGGTAACAATTATCTTTTCCGCGTCGTCCCTGTTTGGCATAACTTCAGTGAAAAGCCAGTACTCATTCGTAGGATTAAAATCAAGGTATACACCTTTTTTTGTTCTTACCTCTAGTTGCTCGAAAGCATCAAATGGAATGTTGTTCGACTCGTTTATAAAAAGCCAATCTCTCCTCGCACCTCTCAGTTTGTCTCCATTGTCAGTCGAGAAAAATTCAATTTTATTACCGCTCTCAAATGTATATACTGAGTCTGTAGCATTCCAGAGGTTATCTTTCCAGTAATTATGACCCTGCATTATGTTTTTAAAATCTCTCAATGCCCCTCGTTTCAAGTGAGGTATAGACTCTGCAACAACTGAAGTAAGTTCGCTTGATTCTTTTTTCGTCTGTGCCCTATCAATAAGAAGCATCAATATTGAGATTGTCTTACCAGCCGAAGTCCCTCCTTGGACAACCTTGATCCTTTTCTTCATATCAGCTATTTTCTTTGTTGCCGTAGTGATTTGATACATTATCTTTCTATGAGATAGGTTATTGCATTCTCTAAAAACTTACAGTTGTCCTTCAGAAGTCCTAGTGCTCTGTTGCAAGAACCACACAACAATCCTCTGACCCTTCCTGTTGTGTGACAATGATCGACATGTAGTGGTGTTTTTGGAGCACACTTGCAGATTGCACATACCCCATTCTGTCTCAAAGACATAAGATGGTAGTCATCAAGTGACATCCCATACCTTTCCTTAAGCCTTTTTTCCTTTCTAATCTTGTGATAATTTGCCCTTCTATACTTGTTTTCAGCTTCTCTTCCTAAAGTTGTCTTTTTGTAAGCCTTTCTTTTTTCCCTAAAAGCCTGGTTCCTTATTCTTGCTCTCTCAATAACCTCAGGTCTTTTTGAGTATTCCTGGTTATATTCTTTTATTTGTTCTTTAGTCTTTGGCATCCTGCATCATCCCTCCAAGTATCGGCATAGGCAGATCCTTGCCGTTGGTCGTAACGTCGGTCGGCTGCTTAGCCTTGTCCATAACTCTATCATGTATCTCCTTTATCGCCGTCATATCACCCTCCAATGCCTTGGCGATCAGTATGGGTCTGATAAGTGGTAAAGCGCTGCCTAGAGCCTCCTTATACTCGGCTATAAGTTCCTTAGTAGCCTTCTTAATAATCTTTGATTCAGGAGTGTCTTTTGGCCTGCCCTCAAGGTTGATTCTTGGGTCATTTTTCTGAAAAGGTATACCACGCACTTTTTCAGTGTTGTCTGCTGTTTCGCTCATAGCAACATTATACCATATCTTTTAGAAAAGTAGAGTTAATACCTTGACACAACACTAGAAGTGTTGGGGCTAGGTGAGTCAAAAACGCGAAATTAGTTTTCATATAGAAAAGGCCTTTTTTTACCTTTTTATTTAGATTATATTAAATATGAAAAAACCTAGTCCCCTAGCCCCGACCCCTAAATGGTGGTGGTATATAACGCTAAAACACGGGGCTAGGTAAATTTTTCACCTAGCCCCTCACCTAGCCCCAGCCCCTGTTTTTCACCATTTCACAATAAAAAAGTACCTATGTAAATAGGTACTCTCATTTTCACCTAGCCCCACCTAGCCCCACCTAGCCCCAAACGAGCCTTATATTTCGAAACCAGAATACATGTTTTCGACCTCAGAATCAGTCAAAATGATGCCAGAAATTTTAACTTGGTCATGTCCACTCCTTCTCTCTTCAATAGAATAGAGACTTCCGTACTGGGCAGTTCTACGCAAATCCTTAGAGAAATTTCCGATGTTTTTTGGCAATTTTCCAACCAATCTTGAGTACTCCCTGTACGCTTGATATACATTAAACAGGGTGACCGAATTCCCCGCCGAAGGCTTGAAGTTGTTTATGACAAATCTCTCGGTAATGTCATTCCCGATCTTGTAGTCAATAAGGGCGTTTACGTTCTTCTCCTTTATAGAGAACTCACCCTCCTTCTTGAGGTCTCTGTACCCCTCCAGTGCCCACATGAATATTATCTCAGCCTCGTTCTCAAGTTTGGAACTCAATTCGGGGTCAATGTTACCCAATTCTGGTGCAAACTTGGCATCGAAACTGATAGGAATGAACCGCCTATAAAATCCATATGAAGTATCGGAAACCGTGGGCATGTCATTTACGGTCATTATGATCTTAACCTCAGGGGTGAAATGTATCTGGTTCTTGTGCTTAACGTCGCAGATCTGGTCTTCGCCGGATATAAGACTCTTTAGTACATGCGTATCAAGGTATTTGTCCGTCGTTTCATCGCATATATTCACACGCTTGTTTTGCAAGTGGGCAACGCCGAAATTCTTGTTTATATCCTCTGCCTTCATGACTGAATAAGCTTCATTTCCAACAACCCCCTTCAAAGCCCTCGTAAACACACCCTTACCGTTGCTACCCTCACCCGTCAGCAGTAGTGCCTTTTGGTATTTTGTTGTGGGACTAAGCAGATAGCCCGAGAACTGCTGCAAGATTCTTGACTGCTCCTTGTCGCCGCACGTAACCTCATCTAGGAACTTCTCAAAGCGACTTCCAGCGATGGTCACGTCTGGGTTGTACTTGGTACTTATTCGAGTGGTTGTAACGAACGAGGGGGTCCATTGGGTAAACTCACCCGTATCGATATTCAACAATCCGTTGCCGACGCAGGTAACAGAGGAACTTTTTGTAGGAACGAACTTATTGACGCTGATAAGCATGCGGGCGATAGTATCCTGAGCTTTAGCACGAGTGGCGTGACTATCAAGCCCATATGAGGTCAGGCACGCAAGCACGTCGGATTCGAGCAACTTCTTTTCCAATTCGTAATAGATGCCCTTACTATCAGCGTAATCGTACAGGCGATCCCCCACAGGGTCGTACTTTAGGTGTGGCTTGTCGAAAAGGATGCGCTGGTAGGACTCATTATATATGTATTCCTTCAGCATGACTGCTCTATTTTTTGCGTCAGTAAGCCCCTTACCTTCCAAAAGGTGCATTTCACCCTTTAGTTTCTTTAGGTTGTCAACGGCATCCTTGTGCTTCTGTACGTCAAAACTCTTAACGTACTTCCTAACGTACTTCTGCTTATAGTCGTCCACATTACTAGGCATTGTTCCGGTGCTTCTGTACGTATCAATAACTTTCTGGAACTCTGGGGTACTGATCTCGTCCTCCCACTTCTTCCTATACCCATAGCAGTACGTGGCAATGTCGGTAAGTTCTTGGTTGCTCTTATCATCACCATCCTCCACTACGCCGTTTTTCTTTAGCCCAATGAGTACCTGCTCTACCAGACTGATAGCCTCGTCAGCCCCCATTGTGTTGTATATGCGTTTATATATGCTCTTTGCGATGTTCAAAAGGGTGTCGTGCCTACCCTCTTTCTTTGTGATTGGGAACTTTGAGAATGCCTGTATAAACCCTGCTACATCGGTACTCGATACCGGAACACGATTTATTTCTGCTATCTTGTTGTTGCTTTTTTGGCTACCTTCAACAAAAGAGTCTATAAATAGTTTTGGATATGGTTTAAAATCATCCAGGAAAAGACTCTCCATAAAAGATTCTGTTGACCTATACTCACCGCCGTTTAGCTTTGTGGGCGGCGTTACGAAATACTTACCGCCATTACCCCACAGATCGCCGCCTACCTTAAACCTTCCAATACTAACTTCAATGCCAGCATCGGGAAATGGAATGTTTGAGTACCCATATACGTGCAGTCCGTTACTTGCGGACCGGATGACGGCAAGACCACTCTCCACACAGAAGTCCGAAAAATCCTCAATGGTCCCCTCTATCATCCTGTCTACGTCGAGTCCTACCAAGTACAAATTGGACCGTCCTCTTACTTCCCCAAACAAGACAGCTAAACCAATGCGACCCTTTTCGGTACTGAAGTAATAGTCTGATTCTTCTTGAGTGTATGGACTGTCTTTAAAGGAATGGAAACTGTTGAACCGAGCATACTTTGGGTTAGTGTATGGACCCTTTCCCTCCTTATAGGTGCTTACCGTTGTGCCTTTTACTGGGAACACCACGAAACCTTTTTCCTGCAACGCTTTCCTGTACTTGTTGTAATCTTCGACGTAGTTGTCCATTTTGGTTTGTATTTTTTCGCTGCTAATGGGTAAAGTATAGCCTGTCAAAAATAAAGTTGCAAGTAACCTTGACATAAGTTATACACAGGTATAAACTACACATATGGCAAGACCAACAATAGAACAACAAAAAATTATCGGTGCTCGAAACGACGCTATTATAGACCTAGTAGTGCGCAAGGGATTCTCCCAATCAGAGGTGGGAAGGTTCTTTAATATAAGCAGGGCGACAGTAAACCAGGTAGTCACTGATTACAAGCGTCCCAAAACGCTTGGTGACAAACTCCTCAAGGAATATATATTTAACAAGTTGATAGAAGGTGAAAAGTCAAAGGAAAACGACTGTGCAAAGGCCCTCGGGATTGAATGGAGGTCAAACAGAACATGCGGGGTATACATGGACTACCCCATAAACAAATCGGCGGCATCTGGATCAAATATGGGGGCATTGTGGGATGAGGTATTGCACTGGGTAGAGGCAGATTCCTGGGAAAATGGTATGTACCCTTCAACTGAAAAAGAAATAGAAATGGTGGAAGGTTTTAAGGAGGATGATATGGACATAATCCGCAGCGAGGACATCGTGATCACGCATAAGGGATCAGTGTACGCAATCATAAGGATTGGTGAGTCGTTCGGTGATGATGAGTACGCAGGTATACCATGCAGGTTTGTAATACCTTCGTCCGTCGTTCTTTCACTCGAAGATCTTGAGGATCTCACAACCTATGAGTCTTTATAAACATCAAAAACAGATCATATTAGATGATCCATTACACACTGGTCTATGGCTTGGGTGTGGATCAGGTAAAACAAGAATAGCACTCTCACTTGCTGAAGGAGATATATTAGTTATATGTGAAAAGCAACAACGTGATGAAGAGATATGGCAAAAAGAACTTCAAGAAATGGGAGCAGAGAAACAACTCACAGTTATATCAAAGGAAGACTTTAGATTAGATAAGTTTGAGCATAGAAAATATGACACTGTAATATTAGATGAAGCAACATGGGCAATGGGTATAAGACCAACAGAAAAACAAAAGAACTATGTAAAATACCCAGATACAAGCAAGGTGTTTACTAAACTAAAAAAGTTTATAGACGATATAAACCCAAAAAGATTTTATCTTGTATCAGCTACTATTACAAAAACACCGCTCACTGTGTTTGCGGCGGGTGTGCTACTAAATCAACTTAACTTAAATCAATACCACGATTTTAGAGATGCTTTTTATTTTGAACTTCCGATGAGGAGTTACACACCAATCTATTCTGTTAAAAAAGGTACAGAAGAACGTTTGGCAAATTTGGTAAAGAAATTAGGGTATACGGGTAAATTAAGTGACTGGAACGATGTGCCAGAGCAAACATATATAACTAAAAAAGTAGAACTTACATCAGATCAAAAAATATACCTCAAAGAAGAACTTATGAACTATGAGACACCAAGTGCAAAAAACTCTAAAAGACATCAGATTGAGAATGGTGTCCTGTTGGGTAACGAATTTCAAAAGGACATTTACATAAAGGACAACAAAATAGAAGCTATAAAAGACTATGCACTCCAATTCGACACAATGATAGTAGTAGCTAAATGGACATCGCAGATTGAAAAAATAAAGGAAGCAATACCAGAAGCATATGTCCTTAATGGTAAAACAAAGAATAGAAAAGAATTAAATGAAGACCTCAAAGCATCAAAAAAGTATGTACTCATAGTGCAGGCAGGTATATCAAAAGGATGGTCACTTCCAAAGTGTGAAGCAATAGTGTTTGCATCTAACGATTACAAGTGGGAAGACTACAATCAAATGCAGGGGCGTATACAGAGAGCAAATAATATAAAAAAGAACGTGTATGTTAATATTGTAAGTGATTACAAAGATAGTATGGATCAAAGAGTATTTAAAAGATTAGAATTAGGAGAGGATTTTAATGATGCACTAAAGTGAAAAAACAAGAAGCAAACTTTTCAATACGTTTTAGACACTGGCTTCTTGCTAACCCACTAAAAATCCCATGCTGGTTTGAAATGAAAGATACACGTGGATCTAAGACCTTTAAACTCAAAGAATGGAAGCAGGAGCAACGAGAGTTTTCTGAAGCACTAAGATACTCGCTTAAAGGCGTTCTCGTAAGAACAGAAGGGATTATGGGGCTTCCAGACTATAAATATGCGTATCAAGAACCCACCTTTGTGGTGATCAACTATCCTGATGGATTTGTTCTTATAGAAGCAGAAACACTTAAACTCTACCGAGGCAATACACTAGACTTTAAACAAGCAAGTGATATGGCTCACTACGTTGTATAAAAAAACCACCCGAAGGTGGTCTTTTTATTATCTTACTAGAATGGCACTACCGGCTCCGCCTGCTCTTCCGCTAACTTTTCCTTATCGGCGAACTTTGGAATGATGTTCTCCTCTGTGTATTCCGTAAGGAACTTGCGGGTCTCGATGAAGTAAATCTTCCAGTCGTCCTTGGAGTATGGCTTGTCACCCTTGTTAGGCTTCGGATCCGGGTAGTTGTTTACGTTCTTCTTTGCGACGGGGTCATAAAAGAAGTTCTGAACCTTGTCCCCGTTGTTGTTGATAGTCAGACCCTTCCGTGTCTTTCCCTTCTCGTCCTCGAACGCATACGGTACGACAAGTACCCGTTGCGAGAAGTCGATGTTAGGTAATTTCTTCATAAGGTCTTCCCCGAAGTTTGACGCGCTATTCACTGTTAGTGTGAGGATTTCCCCGTCATTGTCGAAGTCCATCAGGATGTTCTTCCCGTAGTCTCCGTCATAGAATGAGATGTCCTTTACCAACCCCGATATCGACTTGAATACCAACTCATACTTTACCCCTGTCTTGCCGTCAGAAGTCTCATACTCCCGGCGCTTTGCCCCTGGAGTACTCTCATCCACGGTTATTCTTAAACTCCCATCTGACCCTAGGATATTGACGTATTTCTTGTCATCCTTTTGTTCTAGTCCCTTATACATAATGTTATTCTTTAACCTGTAAATGATCCACCCATTAAGTATAATACCTTTATAATATAAGACAATATTGGGTTATACACAGGTAGTACATTGACTATTGCACACAATTGCATACAATATATACATGCCTACAAAGAGAGAATACAGGACAATACGCATAAGCCTACAGGCGTATAAGTCCCTCAAGAAATTATCAAAGAAAGAAGGCAAAACACTTATCAGACTAATTGACGAAAAAACAAAATGAAAGACTTACAAACTAGAAAAAAGCGAATGACCAAAAAAAAGATTGAAGCAGATTTTCGTCTCGCAGATAATGACGACTTCTTTGGGTTTAAAAAAGAAGATACAGGACTAACACTATTCCAAGTTTCTATGATTGTCTTTGTAGGTCTTCCTGTCTTATACGGTCTTATGTGGGTATTATTGTCCCTAACGCCAAACATATAATATGAAAATGAAAGAACACGCTCTCGAACAGGAGAGACTAAAAAATGAGGTACTCGACGAGACATATCAAACATCTGTTGCTTACCGATTCATTAAGGGCATAGAGGACCAGATAGGTGCTCCAGGTGCACTCGGTTCGGAAGAGTTTGAGCCTGAGATTGAGGATATCGACAACGACAACTACCCCGAAGGGTGGGACGACAGTGGGCACGTCCTGTAACGACAATCCTCGTCCCGAGGACCGCACTCCTGTCCATCCCCTTCCCCGGTCTGACCGACTGACTTGCTGGGGATAGCGGACAGCGACGGGAGTGCCGTTTTCGGGATAATTTTTTAAAAACCACCCCCTCCTTTTCAGGAGGGAGCGGTTGAGAGCCACAAAAAAACACAGAAGGCAAGCCACCAGATAATGACTGCCATTATTGTCTTTATCTCATTACTCATACTAGTTTATGGATAGTCGGGATATAAGTCAGTCAGTTCATACTGGTTCCAGTAGACGTATGAGTTATACCCACGGATTTGAAACAGATACAATTGAGTCATGACGGTTGCTGGAGGTGGTATTGTTTGACTATCTCAATAGCGAGGACCCGAGGGACAGCAATGAACATATGTGCTGGGTCTACCCAGACATTATTCAGGACCCTTGCAATGTCCATAGGACACGTCGAGGGGAACAGCATGTGGAATGCTTGGTGCTTTTTATAATCGACCACAATAACATTTGGAATGCCGTCGATACTCCCATTGAAAGGAATACCATGCGTACGACTCCTACTGCGTCGATGATGTTTGTTAGTGCGTTTTATTCTTTTTGCCATACAATTAATTGCATGATGTCTTTTGCCGAAACAATAACAAGGTTTGAATCGCTCTTCCCGAGAGATAAGCCTACAAAATGACCATACTTATCTACAATAGGCAAGAAGTCAGATGGATGTGCGTATTTTACGGTCATTCCTTTAGTAGGAATAGACTCAATAATTTTAAGCGTTCTTATTGATGCGTTAGTAGGGTCAAGTCTGAAAAGGAACGTGTCCCGCTTGATAGGGGCGGTCCTAAACGTAAGTGTCTCTTGGAGCGGAGCACCTTGGACAAAATAGAGTGACAGAGCAAGTGACATGCTTTTGGCAAGGAACGTTGATTTTACACATTCTCCGACAGAAGTATGAACATCTTGATCAAGAGTCAGAGTCGGAGGACAAACGGCGATAGATGGTTTCACAAGGAACCCAATCTCGCCCGTACTAAACTGCACGAAGTGGTTAAGATGCTCTGCGTAGAGTCTCTCGAATGTATTTTTGAAAGGAGGGACATACATTGCGACGTCCCGAGCCATAAAAAGAGTCATTTCTTTTTTTCTTTTGGGGTGAGGAGATACACTGCAACAAGGACGAAAACGAAGACGAACTCCGCAATCGCCACGACAATATGGAGTAGTAATTTTTTCATGATTACAATGAGCGGTACTATTAAGTATGACACCTATTGTGTATAAACAAAAGCCGCCTGTTGATTGGGCGGCTTTTGTAGTAAAAGAGTTGTATATCTCTGTGAAATATTTGGTTTTTCAGAAGTACGTTCCTACTCGTGTAGGTTTTTTAATTATATACATGATACTACACCCCTGCAAACGGACCAGAAATATTACTTGCAGTTTTTCCAATGGAATTTTACGTGTTCCTGCCTAGTGGTCAGTAAAAGATTTTCGATCCTGTTGTCGTCCTGTATTTCGTTTATGTGGTGTACCAATTCTTCACTGCTTAAAGTCCTGCCTAGATGTTCTGACATAACAAGCCTGTGTTCATAAACATGTCCCTTGGCATTTGCCATTGGATGATTTGGGAGATATACCATCCTATATTTCCTGTCCATGACAATTGGTTTTCTTTTCCCTTGCTTCTTAACATATTCGGAATAACATTTTCTCGAGCAAAACCTTTGATTTTTGGTACTGATTGGCTTAAAGGAGGTTTCGCACATTATGCAAATTCTTTTTTCTCTATATTTCCTTATTGTTTTTGGTGTCCCCCACTTGAGCAACAAATTATAATGAGCAACACAAAGCCTTTTTGTCTTTGCTCTCTTTGAACACCCTTTTACTGAACATTTGTAATCAGCATTGACCCATCTTCGTGGGATAGTGAGCGAACCGTACTTGCATAGCCTTCTATAGTGTTTGTCACAACAACCTTTTGCTACAACTTTTCTACTACAGCCTTTTGCTTTGCATAACATGCGTCCATTATACCGAAAGTTGTATTACAAGTCCAGTTTATGAAAGCATGACCATGGATTGAATCCGCTTACCTTATATAACTCAAAAGAGTATAAAATATTGTTTTCTGGTACAAGCAGCCACTCCTTGCTAGGTCTTTCTTTAGCCAAAGACCCTATTATATTGATCTGCATTAAGCCAATGCTCATATCTCCTGTTTTTGGATTATCGTTTACTACATTAGCATTTCCAGAACTCTCGCAAGAACATACGGCCATAGCGGTCTCTACGTCCCACTCATACTGGCTTATGATATCTCGGTACTCCTCGCAGTTTCTTTTCAATGTGGTGGCATTTTGGGTCTTGTGGAGGGGTTTAGGAGGGGCAACGGAAGGCTCAAGAACGCTGTCCGTGCTTTGGGCTACAAATACAGGGGCCTCAGCCTCCGCAATACCGCTAAGCATAAAAAAAGCCACAAAGTACCAGAGGATAAACGTGACTATGAATATGATTGTGTTTCGTAAAATGGTGTGTCCCCCACGGGGTAGTCGTATCTGATTGTCGGTAAGCTCACGGCGTTTCGGGAAGGGTCTGTATAGTTACCATTTTACCATCTTTACCATCTCTGTGGTCTTTACATGTGGAAAACTCCGTTTTGTGGTTTGAAAGGGTGGTATTATTACAGTATGAAAAAAACATGCAAGAAGTGCGACGGGTATCTTACTATCCCGTCATGGACGTACTGCCAGAAATGCACGCCTAACAGGTGGAAGAAGGCAAAGGAGGTCGATCCGTATGAAGGTGTCGTCTTCAAATGCGGCAAAGACAAGGCTCTGATGAGTACGGTTTTGATCTACGACGAAGTTACCCTTGAGATCATCGGATACCGCAAACCAAGGCACATGCTTTGCTAGTCCCGTATCCTCTCTACCATGTCAGCGGCAATACCTCCCAAGGAATTAAAACCACTGCCCTTTCGCTTAAGGCTCCTTTTAAGAAACAGAATGTAAGATGCTGCTATGGCTATCCTTTCGGGGTCTGTAAGTTGTGAAAGTTTCTGCTCACACCTCACAATTTCAATCCGTAGGTAGCCTCTTCTATCCATTTTATTTAGGTTAGAAGCTCCTGAATCTTTCTGCGTGTCTGAGTTCCGAAGTAACCAGTTGGTAATTTTAATCCTACTTTCCACAATATACTTTCCTCATATTTCTTTTGGAACTGTTTCACTGCATTTAAGGTCATACCACCAAAATAAGATGTACACACTAAGGTACTGGGTAGAAAACCAAAATCCTGTAGTGTTTCTTGAAGCACTTTAACATCTGTTCCAATAGAACCCACTGTAAGGTCTCTTGAGAAGATATATCCTTTATGGCGAAGTTTCGATGGTGAACTAGGGGCAGAAACATAGAGTGAGGTAGAAGCGAGGACTCGTTTTTCTACCCAATCACGACTAAACTCCCTTACAAAAACGTCTCCAAAACCAGATGAGTCTTGTATCATAAGGAAATGTTCTTTCTTATCAACAAAGGCTGAGTTCGGTGGGATTACCACAAAGTGTCTTATAAGGGCAGACGAGGAATCGGTGAATGTCTTATCTGCTACGGGACGTGTCTTTCCATATTCCTTTCCATTCTTAGAAAATAAAAGGATTATTTGAGGTAATTTAAGGACATTAGATACCCGAGCAAGTTCGTCAAAGGTGGGGGAATAATCTAGGGTGTATCCTGATGTGTTGAATACCTTAACAAAATCCTTAGACACTGCGTTATATGCCTGCTCTGTTTTCTTTACAGTATCTGCTTGGGCAACACCTAAGTCAGTTACAATGTCCGTTATGTCCTTTATATACATACCTTCTCCTGGGTAGTTTTGTCTGTTACGGTATATCTTTGCTTGGGAATACTCACTACCTCCAAGGTGAGATACTGCTAACTCACCAGCATGTGCTCCGCAACTTGAGGTAGACTTTTGGTCCCTTATAGTCTTAATGGATTTTAATGCTCGTGCTTTTGTGACGTATTTTACCTCAGATGACGAACCAATCTCAAAAGTAGAAAAGTCTTTTGCCTTTTCTTTATCCGATCGTATATCTATGAGTGCTCCAGTTTTCATATGTTAAAACGCACGCCGTTAAGCGTGCTTCTTAGTTATTTCTTTTTTAGGAGTGATTGCTTCTTGTAGAACTTTTGCCGACTCAAGACAGGCGTCATGTTCTACTTTACTCATTGATGCTCTCGTCGATGCAATATACAAATTATTAAGTGCCTGTTCAGGCGTGATGTTTGTTTTTTCCATAAGGGTATTATAACACCTATGCAGTTGTGTCAATCTTTTATTGTGAATAACTAATCACAAGTGCAAGAATACCTCCCATTACACCTGTTATAATTATCCAATTAAGTCGAGATAGGATAGTGTTTATTTTTTCTAAGTCTTCTTTATCGCATTTCATATCTATTCTTGCATGAGCACCATCAAAACGTTTATCAAGTTCGGCTTGTACTCTATCAAACCTAGATGCCATTTCCTCTCTGTGGACATACTTCTCAAGAACAATTTTTAAGGTAGCCTTAATTTCCGCAAGGTCGTTTTTCATGTACGACATGTCGTTTCTCATAATCTCAACATTCGTAATGTTGACGTGTTCGTCCATTATCCTTTTAGGTTCGCAGTAGGCAAAGACAAACCTTTATCGGTAATCATTCGTAGAGCCAGGTTGATAATAGGGGAGATAGCAAGTAGTACATTCGATGTAGTCTCTGCTGTCTCTTGGTCGGGCATATACCCAAACATAGTAGCAACAACAGTTATAACTGTGAGAGCATTGAACCAAATTGTCTTTGACGTATACCATTCCTTTGTTTGAACTTTTTTTGTTGCCATATATTTCTATTTTACCATTGATAATAGATACACACTAACTAGCCTCTACATCATCTGTGATAACTACTGCATTGCGAGCCTCATTTATCCGCCTTGCTTTTATAGTATCTTTTACATATTCCGCAATTCTTCTTTTAGCGAATACTGCTCTTGTCTCTGGGTTAGGTATAAGTAGTCTTGTTACTGGGTCGGCTACGTTCTCCTGATATCCATTTTGGTCTGTGAACCACTCTATTGCTTGTGCTACTGTCACTCCATTTGGGGTAGTAAGAGTTATTGTTATGTTTGTTGTTGCCACGTTGTTTTTAGTTTAGTAAGTAATAATGTAAATTGCCCCCGCTCCGCCTGCCCCTCCAACACCTCCAAGTCCAGGGTTTGTTCCAGCACCACCTCCACCACCTCCACCTCCACCTCCACCTCCTGCTCCTCCTACTGCACCGGCTGTCGCAGCCGCCCATGTAGCTCCTCCTCCACCTCCACCTCCACCACCAAGAGCGGAGTTACCAGTAGCACCTGCCGTACCAGCCGTAGGGGAAGCCTGCGATAGTCCGACTGCTCCTCCTCCTCCAATAACGTATGAGTTAGAAGCTCCTCCTGCACTACCAGCAACAAGTGTTGGTGTCGTAGCCGTCTTGTGTCCTCCTGTTCCTCCACCTCCACCTCCACGAAGAGATGACCCACCCGCTCCAATTGAAGCTGGTACTGCTGTTGAACCTGCACCACCACCGCCTCCAAACTCTCCAACGTGTGTTGTGATTGCTGTAATTGGACCTGGAGTTCCAGAACCTCCTACATACGCTGCCGAACCGATAGGTAATCCAGCCACTCCTGCTGCCGTTCCAGAAGCCGTTGCTCCTGAACCTCCCGTACCACCACCACCACCACCTCCCGTTGCTACTCCCGAGATTGCACCTCCTCGCCCTCCACCACCACCTCCAGCAAGCATTCTAATGACCGTTCCAAACGATGTCTGCGTTCCTGCGGTTCCGTCATTTCCTGCCGCTCCTGTTGCTCCCGAAGCACCTCCTGGCCCTCCAGTACCCACGATAAAGTTCTCAGACGTTCCAAGGTCACTTGCTCTGAACGTTCTATCATTAAATGCACCTCCTCCTCCACCACCACCTCCCTTGACGATAGTCGCCGTTGCGAGGTTACCACCAGCCCCTCCACCACCTCCTGCCCCCCACATGATGACTCTGACCCACGATGGTGTGAAGTCTGTAGGTTTGTCCCATACTCCAGCTCCTGCTGATGTTTGTGCGACTATGTTAGTTGCTGCGCTTGAAGCAATGTTAACTGGTGTTCCTGCCGAGTTGTACGGAGTCCACTTTGCTCCGTCGTATATAGCAGATTCCCCTGGAGCTAGTGTCCTACCGTACATTTTAACGTCGATAACGTTGTCATTGTAAATTACCTCAATCGTAACCGTGTCGGTTGCATGGACGTTTGAGATCACTAGCGTTTTTACCTGTCGTACTGTAAGAGAGGCTGGTGGTGCTACGACTTGAGTTGAAGTCGCCGTCGTAATATTAGTGCTTAATTTGCCTGGTTCAAATGTTGTTGTTGTCTGGTCTGCCCAGCCTGCCTGCACGTCAACATCAAACGCTCCTGCTCCTGTGGTAACTACGTTAATTTTGTCGTCTGTTGATGCTAAAATCATATTTTTATTGTTAAAATCCAATTGATAATCTGGCAAACACTTGTGCCTGTGTTATGTCACCGTACGTAGTGTTGTCTATTGTACCGTCCGCCTTGTAGAACCCAGACTCTCCAGTTGTCGATATCGTTGCCGTATCGAGGGTAATTCCACTAGTGTTAAGAACCACGGAGTTCGTCATTCCGTTTGGAATTACAACCTCAGTAAGAGTGGCTCCCCCAGTTGGACTAAGTGACCATGTATTAGCGTTTGAAGAGTTGTACCCCCTAAGAGTTCCCGCAGAAAGGAAATCAGTACGTTCCCCAGTAGGGTTACCCACAATAATTTCCTCTAGTGTAGCCCTTCTTGCAAGAACATAATAAATTCCCAAGTCCAGATTAGATGTCGTTCCTGTAAGAAGTGTATATCCTGAGACTATTGATCCGTCTACATAGCCTGCATCGTTTGAGAATGTTGATACGGGCAAACCCGTTACATATGTAGTGAGATCAGTTTGGGCAGACAGTGTTCCTGTAATAGCACCCCATGCAACACCAGCTGTTACAGTCGCCCATGTGTTGTCGCCTCTTAGATATGTAGTTCCAGATGGCGTTCCTGTTGCTGAAAGGTTCGCAATGTCCACCACTGCGTTGTCTATGCTCCATACGGTTCCTGATGAAGATACGGTGATATCTCCTTTATCCCCGTCCGATACGCCCCCTGTGGCAAGGTCCGCAATAGTCTGAGCCGTGACGTACTTTAGATTGTCTGCATCCGAAGCATCTGCCACAAGGATTTTGTCTCCTCCTTCTGCCGTAACCAGCGACTTGTTTGTAATCGCCGTTTTATCTACCGTTAATGCTCCTGAACCAGTAACTTCTCCTGTATGAGTGGCGTTTGTTGTTACGTCCCCAACATACAAGAAGTTACCGTCGGTTACTGCTGTATCAAACTCGGCTTTGGTTCCTGTAATACCGACAATGCTTGTCTGGTCTCCGCTGTTTGTTCCTGTAAGTCCAAGGTCTGACTTTACCTGAGCTACTGTTCGTGAGGCCCATGCCCCTGCCTTTGACTGAATGAAGTTATCTGTTGTAGCAGTAAGTCCTGCAATAGTAGTTAGATCAGAGTCGAGCGGTTGATATGTTGATGCAGCCGTAGTTGTCGCTAATTTAGAGTCAATTTGAGTTTGGATAGCACTTGTTACACCTTTTCCATATGATAACTCTGTAAGCGAAGGATACGTTGCGGTTGGTAAGGTAACGACATTTTTTGACGCATCAAAACCTGCAATAGTAGAGGCTGTTTGTCCTGTAAGGTTTACTCCTCCTGTTGTGAGAACATCTGTTGCGGTATCAAAGGTTAAAGCGGTATCGCCCTCAAGAGTTCCGTCTCCAGTCCACACTCCTACCTGATTATTAACTGGTGTTCCTACCTTAGATACGTCTCCTGAACCTGAAGGTGTTGCGAACGATGGTGCTGAAGTTGCTCCGTTTGATTTTAGAAATGTCCCATCTGGTCCAAGTGCGAGTTCTGTTACATCACCCGATGAGTCAGAGTAAAAAACCGTGTTAGGTGTTTGGTCTACGAATTGGGTGAGGTTTGTGTATCCTCCACTTCCCATAGACTCTATTTTATCTCTAATTGCATTCTTTGTAGGTACAGCAGTGTTACCATTCCATGTTGTAGCATCATATGCGTCATCTGGAACTGTAATGTTATTTGTTGTTGAAGAACCTCTATCGGTAACCTCTTGCAGGCTTGGAACTGAAAGGGTAGTCGATGGTATCTCGAACCTTGAGGCAGTCGTATCGTCAACATATAGGCTAATTGTAGCGGTAGAGGAAAGCATGACAGCATAAATCTTTACAACAATTCTATCTGTTGCGTTTATTACATCTGCTACGGTATTGATTGCTGATACGTTCTGGCTTACTACGGTATTGACCGCTGTCTGTGTTGATATGTCCGAAGTGGCAAGGAGAGTTTCAGTACCTCCTGATGTCCTTTTGTATATCTCGGCGTAGCAGTAGTAGTTGTTGGAACCTGCCGCCTTTTCAGTTTCAAAATGAAATTGGAATACGCCTACTGGAATAGCGGTCTTGTTTGGATGTCCTGTTTCTGTCACAAATTCCTCAAGTAGAGTAGGGGTGGTAGATACGCCCGCTGTCGTTATCGTTCCAAGTGCGCCAGGAGTGTAGTCCGGCAAATCTACTGCTACCTTGTACCCTGAAACGTCCGATGCCCCGTTAGTAAGCATGAATGTTAGGCTAGTCGTGGTCTCTGGGTATTCCCATGTAGGGGCGTTGCCATCAACCTGTGTAAGAACTTTTGCTATTGAACCCGTGTGACTAGTAACTGCTCCAAATACCCCTCCGTCGTTTATCTGAACATCAGGTGTTGAGCCTGCCGGAGTCCCGCTTCCTGCAGGAGCATTTTCTTCAATAAATTCAGTAAGACCTACGATTTCACTTGCGTCATAAGTTCTAGCAGAAATATCCTGCGTAATAGTTCTGACAATTTGAGGTATGTTTGGGACATTTTTGATCGTCTCGTACTCTATCTCAATCTCTTTAAACGTTTCTTTTACAATAATGGTCTTGCCGTCAATTCCGTCCTTACCATCAATTCCGTCTGTACCATCTTTTCCGTCCTTACCCTTAGGGCCTGTCTTTCCTATCTTTCCGTCCTTACCATCTTTCCCGTCCTTACCATCCACACCTCCTTCACCCTGAACACCCTGCTCACCTTGTGGACCAGTATCTCCTTTAATTCCCTGTATTTTTAGTTTAACTTCTTTTTCTGACATATTACCTTTACATATTTTACATCATCCCTAAGAAACCCGCCCCATCCAGTCCTGGAAACGGGTACTGGCGGCCTGTTCCGCTGTTGTACAATTGTGAGACTTCGGTTGAGGTTAGCGCCCTGCTCCAGATTCCCACTTCGTCTATCATCCCCGAAAAGTTTCCAACACCAACCTCGTAGTTCCTTCCTATACAAAGGCTTGCAGCCGTGTCTGTATTTGGTGTCCCACCCGTCGCGGTCTGTGAGGATCCGTTGAAGTACAAAGTCCATGTCGTACCACTTCCTGGGTATGTTAGGACAATGTGATACCAGGTTCCTGCGCTCATAGTAGAGACGGTAAAACTAGCGGTTCCCCCCGACACATCTGCGGTTATGTTGTTGTTCGAGTATGTATACAACTCAAACAGTTTCCCCGACCCCGTGTTATCTCCCCATTGCACAATATCTCCCGTCCAGGCAGAGGGTTTTATCCATGCTGATACGCTCCGTGCACCTCCTGCAGTGGGCATTCCAGTAGGGGATGTCTTTACAAGATACTGGGTTGAACCATTAAGAGATACCCCATTATTTATCTTAGCCGTCGAATATGTTGCTGTGCCTGTATTTGTAAGTGTATTACTTCCAACACTGTCTGCAGCATTACCCGATGACTCATCTAGTTTGTAATATGAAATTAAGCTGTCAGTAATTGCCATTGTGTTTACTTAAACCGCCGCTATACATCTCCACTTGCTTGCGTTCCAAATGAACCCAACGTCAAGCCGTGCTGTCGTTACCGTTGTTGTCGGTAGCGCAACAGTAGAAGCCTCAAACGAAGACCCCCAAGTAATCGCTCGTGCTGCTGTACCTGTAATAGCAATCCATAACGTCTGACCATCCGTAGGGGTTCCTGAAAGGTTTGTGGTAAACGATGTAATGTCTACCGTTTGTGCCGTAATTGAGTAGAAATCCACATTATCCGTATTGATGGTAGGAGTTGCTGATGAGGTAGTCGTCCCCGTCCTCTTGGTAACCCTTTTGTTTGTGACTGTCTGTGTTCCGTCGTTCGTTAGTACGCTTCCTGATGCTGTTCCTGCTGTTGTTACAATAACGTTATCCGAAAAGGTGAATAGGGATCCAGACCCCACTGCATTGAACGTCACTGCTCCTGCTGAGGATACAGTAGTCGAGTAGTAGTTAGAAGCATCATATCCTGTTCGGATTTGCTCAGTCGTGCCTAACACATGTAAGAATGCAGACGGGGCAACTTCACCAATACCAACTTTTCCATTTCCAAGTATTCTCATTCTTTCCAGTGGTGTTGTGTTGTTTGAAGTATGTGTATAGAAAGCAATATCTGCGTTTCCTACAGCACTTTCAAAGTTAATTTGTGATGCTGCCCTCCCCGTATTTACAAAAGTTCCAGTTCCTGGGTCGCGGTTAATTGCTACTGTAGCATAATGAATGGTTCCTCCTCCGAAGGAGAAGTTAACACCATTAAACATCTCATTTGTGCCACCTGTATCTATTATCCCAAAAGAGGGGGTAGCCCCGCTCACCTCTAGTTTGACACTTGGGCTTGTTGTTCCAATTCCAATGTTTCCTGCTGTTGCTCCTCCTGTTTTCCAAACAATTGCATGAGTTCCTGAGCTATACCCAACAGACGCATATGCGTCTGTATCTCCCCAGTACGCAATATAGGCTTTCTGTGTTCCGTAACTTGTTCCATCTATGTTTGCACCAGTAGCAAAAGATACATAAGGTGTCCCGTCTGTTGTATTTGTTGTACATACACGAAAACCTCCATACTGGTCATCTGCTATAAATCTTGCTATTTCTGGTCCTGTTGTAGTAAAAACTGCTGGAATTGATGCCCCACCAACAACTTCCATCTTTCCTGTTGTCGCCGAAGTAGTTCCTACTCCCACGTTTCCTGAAGACTTAATTGTAAATATGTCTCCCATTGACCCTCCGCTTGTAGTAACACTAAAATAATTAGCAGTTGTACTTGCTACTCCTTGAATTTCAACAACTGGAATAGTTGTCAAAGATGTATCAACTGGTCTAAATGTACTTGAAGCGACTCCTGCAGTGTTGTAGTTTGCTCTCCAGAAATAACGGGACTGCACTGTTGGTAAGTTATCGACCGCACCAATATACAGATTAGCAATCGTTTCATTACCAAGACTAATACCCCAATCTCCCGCTGTTTCTTTTCTCAAACCAAGTAAAGTTTGTGGAAATGTTGTGTTCTCAACAACATCAATTTTAGCAATAGGTGAAGTAATATCTACTCCAATAGTTCCTGTAATAGCCAAATTTACTGTAGATAATGTGTCCGTAGAAGTATCAAAGTTAAGATTAGTGTCTCCCTCAATTGTCCCATCTCCTGTCCATACACCTATTTGGTTATTGACTGGTGTTCCTACTTTTGAAACGTCACCTGAACCTGCTGGTGTAGCAAAACTTGGTGCCGAAGAAGCTCCATTTGATTTTAGGTACGTTCCGTCTGCACCAAGAGCAAGTTCTATAACATCTCCCGAACCATCAGAATACCAAACCTTATAGTTTCCGTTTCCAACAAATTGTGTGAGAGCACCAGATGTATTTGCTTTACCCGTAAATTGAGTTTGTATTGCTGATGTAACTCCTTTCACATAAGACAATTCGGTTAGACTTGGGTATGTAGCAACTGGTGCTGATACCACATTCTTTGAGCCATCTGTTATAAGCATTTCTGACGCAGTAAGGTACGAACCTGTTAGAGAGTTTGCAAATGTTGCTGCTGGTGCAATAACACTTGTACCAAAGTACCCTGTTCGTGGTCGTGTAGCACCTGATGCTCCTATATCATAGGTGTTATCTGTACCTGCAATTATGTTCCCCCTAAAGGTAGTTACTCCGTTTATATCAAGTTTAGTTGCTGGAGCAGATGCACCAACACCAAGGTTGCCTTCAACTGTCATATTGTTTGCTCCTGGATCAAGGTTATAAAAAGTAGATCCGAACCCAAATCCTCCAGTAGTTGTAAAGTTAGCAACGTCTGTATTTGCTACTCTAAATCCTATTGAACCTCCTGAACGAGCATTTAAGAGTGTTAAAGTGGCATTGCCAAATAAAGAGTAGTTTGTTGTATCTACCGTAGTACCCCCAGTAAATCCTAGGAAACCTCCTGTTGCTAGACTTAGGTTACCATTAGCGGTTAAAAAGTTTGTTGTAGTGTCAAAAGTGAAAGCAGTATCTCCCTCTAGTGTTCCATCACCTGTCCATACACCTACTTGGTTGTCAACTGGCGTACCGACCTTCGATACATCGCCGCTTACTGCTGGTGTCGTCCATGTGTTATCTCCTCGAAGAAAAGTAGTTCCAGAAGGAGTACCAGTAGCTGAAAGGTTGGCGATGTCTACGACTGCGTTATCTATGCTCCATACAGTTCCAGATGCTGATACAGTGATGTCTCCTTTATCTCCGTCAGATACTCCTCCTGTGGCGAGGTCAGCAATGGTTTGAGCTGTGACGTACTTGAGGTTTTCTGAATCAGACACGTCTGCAATTAGGATTTTATCTCCTGCTTCTGCCGTAACAAGTGTTTTATTTGTAATCGCCGTTTTATCTACCGTTAATGCTCCTGAACCAGTAACTTCTCCTGTATGAGTGGCGTTAGTGGTTACATCTCCTACATATAAGAAGTTCCCATCTGTAACGGCTGTATCAAATTGTGCTTTTGTACCCGTAATGCCTACAATCGTCGTTTGGTCACCTGTATTTGTACCTGTTACTGAACCATTTAATGTTCCTGAAGTAATAGTTGCACCATTGATTGAAGTTGCTGTTGCTACTCCTAGAACTGGTGTAACCAATGTTGGAGTATCAGCAAAAACAAGAGCACCAGATCCTGTTTCATCAGATATAACACCTTTGAGCTGGAGTGAGGTTGTTGCTGCAAATTGTGAAAGTGGGTTGGCTACCAAAGCATCCCCGCCTCCTGAAATTGTGACAAATTCCAATCCTGTGGCTCCTGCATTTACCTGTACCACCTTTAGGGCAGAACCAGCATAAGAAGAAGGTACATCAATGAGATCAGTGAACGCCGAAGCACCACCCCCACCACCTGATCCTAAATCATACTTTCCGTTAGTTTGAGTAAGTCCCGTCAGGTTGACGTCATCAAGTTCAACAAGGGAATAAGTTTTGCTTGCAATCTTTGATACACGATTATGCACACTGGTTATCTCTTCTTTAATCTCATCAAATGAAAAAGCGTCTTTTACTTCTTTTACAAGAGCGTCAACGGCGACTTCCTGTGCGTCCTTACCGTCCTTACCGTCTTTACCGTCTGTTCCATCAATTCCTCTGGGACCTTGTTTACCAGGAAAGCCTTGTATTCCCTGTATTCCCTGTGGTCCAGCGTCTCCTGTATCACCCTTATCTCCTTTGTCACCCTTCGGACCTTGTTTGCCAGTTTTACCTTGTAAACCAGCCTCGCCCTTATCTCCTTTATCACCCTTATCTCCTTTGTCACCCTTTGGTCCTTCAATAGTCGTGATTTGCGCACCATCAATTTCAAAAGAGAGTTTTGTATTAATAGGCTCCTCTTTCTCTTCTGTCATTTTCTCTAATATCAAATCCGCCGTCGCATTTAAATCGTCCAACTTTTCGTTGGTCTTTATAACCCCCTCCGCCTGTATCTCGTTAGTATCATTGAGTTCATCAAGCTTATTGTTTTGTTCAAGAGTGGCATCAACTAAAATGTCTCCGTTATAGTCTTCCTCTGGTTGTATTTGTTGTGGGTTCATTATGAGTTTAGAAATTCCTTAAAAGATTTGAGCTTGTCGTTTGCCATGCTCCTTAACTGGGCTTCTGTAAACGCCCCTGTGCCCTTACCTTGTCTGACCGCCATCAGCCCCGCTACACCGATTCTGTATGCCTTAACTGCGTCTTCAAGGCTGTTTATACCTTCTCTATCCATGAGGTGATCGAGCCATAGAGCGGTTGCTTTCAAGTTCTCCTCCCCGTTCTTTCTATTATAACTCTTTCCGTACTTTTTCTTGTAAAGTCGGTTGATATCCTCATAGGTTGCGGCGTTGTGTTGTCCAAGTCCTGTGTCTGTGCCTGTTGCGTTTACAAGCGTCTCGTCCCACCATCCGTTCTCGCTGTTAACGAGAGCGGCAAGTTCAGCCGGTTTAATTCTTGTACCCTGTACAGCCTCCTGTACGGCTGGTACATACCTCTTTGGTACGAATGCCTGCAATGGGGCATTACTCTTGGTTACGGGCATTTTTGGAGCTTGTACGGGCATGTTGGCCGTACCCTTCTCAAATGCCTTTTTTTCGGTCCTTTCCATCTGATCGGATAGGACTCTGTTGCCTGCTCCGAGGCCTGCCGCAACCGTAACCACCTTCGCAGGAGTAACGCCCGATACGAACTTCTTCGCCTCCTTGGCTGACGGAAGCGCTATGTAACCGCCCTGTTTGTTAGGTTTAGGCAAAACCGTCTTAGTCTTTGTCTTGTCCAATATGGTCTCAATTCTTTTAACTACCGAAGCAAGCGGCTGGTTCTCGTTTATCTCGAACTTCTTGGCTAGTTTCGTCCAATCCGACTCAGTTATCGGACTTTTCTCTCCCTTAAGGAACTTGATTGCGTTATACAGCTCCGCCTTAGTGGTCTCAGGTATCTCCTTTACCGTCCTTTTGCCGATAGAGACGAATCCGCCTTGTTTTGTAGGATCAAACTTAGGTTTATCCACAGGTAAACTTGATTTATTTGCAGATGATTGTAGAGTGGCAGGTATGCTATCAATATTATTGTTTATACTAGGCGCAATCGGAGTAGTCATACTACTCTCTTGGCTTGTAATGGGTGTAGTACTTCTCTTGGACGTATTACCATAGTCTCCAAAAACCCGAGCCTCTATCTCACCGACAGTCCCCTTTGAGGGAAGTGCCAGTTTTCCTGCCAATCTTGGGCTTGTGAATGGTATTAGGAGTGCCGATACAAGTTTGTCCACTATTCCCGCCTTTGTAGGAAGTCCACCGTCCGCCTTTAATATGCCCTTTGGCAGAAGTGTCTGAAACTTCGTGGATGCCACCTCAGAAGTGATGTCAATACCCATTTCCTTTTCAATCTCTTTCACTGCCTTTAGGAACTCTGGCTTATTCTCGTCAAATATGGCCATAAGTCTGTTCTTTGCAGTTACTGTCTGGGTAGGATTTGTCTTATATGCTTTGACGATGGAGTCCATATTATCAAGTATGGTCTGTTTCGTTGCGTAGTTTTTCCATAGTTCGGCCACTTTACCCTTTTCACCTCCAAATGACCTGATAATCTCCGGTCGTAATTCCTTCTTTAGACTTCGGATCAATGCCCCTCTTGGAGATACGGTCGCTGCCAATCCATCAATTTCGTTCAATGCCTTCATTAGATTCATGGACTCGATAGCAGACATATTCTTTAAATTTTGCGGCAACAGATCCTCATTGATACCAAACTCGTCCGCAACTTTTGCAAAGTTTTTCATTTGATTTTCAGTAAGTCCCATCCTCAGTCCTTCATATTCATCAGCAATTTTTGGAAGACTCTCTTGCCACATTTTTGTATTCTTTGTTCGTAGTCCAACTACTGCTTCTCTACCTTTTTGCAAAGCTCGTTCTGGTGTCGCTTCTTTTATAATTCCAGTTTTCTTTACTGCTTCAAAAGTAGGATTGGATATACCCGTCGTCTTAGACAGTACCTTCTGGGCCAGACCGCTATCCTTAACTCCACGTCCCACTGCGCCAACGGTGCCAAGTCCCGCTGAAAAAGCGCCTCCGAGCAGAGCGTCCCGCTTCGCCCGTTCTGTGTCGCCTCCCGATACGGCAAGTCCTACAGCTCCTGCACCAATCGCTTCTGGAACTGCCCTAGCAGCTACGCCTAGCGCGCCCTTGCCAAACTTAGCCAGATTACCAGCGACCGGGATCTTAGATATTGCGCCCGTAATTCCTGCTTGCGCCTTCGTAATTGCTCCTGTTGGAGCGACATATGGAATAATTGCTCCCACACCTGTACCAATTTTACCTGATGTAGACTCAAGCTGCTGCTTGAAAGGATCAGTATATACTTTCTGCTTTATGCCCTCGATATTCCTTACGAGAGGCTCTGTATATCGTGCAGCAGTACCTGGAGACAGTACGTTACCTAAAGCCCCGACACCCTTAAGTGCTGCCTGCCCAAGTCCCAGTCCTGCTTTACCAATCTGGCTACCAATACCAACACCTGCCGCAGAAAGTTGTTTTATTACTGGGATGTTTGCGGTAGGGGACTGCGCTTGTGCCGGTTTCCCGAACTTTGCCTCGTACTCTGCCCGCGTAATCTTTATAGGGGCAGTGGAAGTCGCAGCAACAGGAGGTTTCCCGAATTTCTTTTCGTATTCTGCCCGTGTTATTGGTATTGCCATTATGGTTAATCGATTATTTCGTACTCCTG